ACCATTCACTAGCTACTCGATACGTTTCGGGACCTCGTGAAGAAATAAGGACTGGTTATTTTCCGCCGCTACCCGAAGATAGTTCCAGAAGTAGGTCCGCCAAGCCCGCTTAAAAACATCACGTGAACATGACGTTATTAGACACCTTGTCACGCTGGATATGTTGTCGCATTGTTGACGACGAGGAGGTTGTCTCCCTCGTTCGTGCAGTGCGTCGCAACCCTGACCAGCTGGCAGAAGATATGGTGCTTTACACCCATGACCCAGTAGTCCGACATGTGACAAAACAACCGAGTGAAGTGATCAAGGTTGATAACGTTGCTGAGGAGAAGACAGATGAACAGCCAGCAAAAATTGAGACCACACGGGTCCAATTCCCTAGAGCCGGGGATGCTGAGCCAGTAGTGCCACCACCGAGTGTGGACATCACACCAATCATGTTCGGAGACATCCAGTGTGATTTGGTTGTTGGTGGGAAATATTATCGTCAGCCGATCACGATCGGCACCATTGAATGCGCTCAAGTGGTGAATGACGTTACTGAAAGAGCTATGGTGGTTCGAGTTGAGGAGCCACCAAAGCAGGAACAGGACGTGCAAGAAAACTTGCCAGTGGTTGAGGGGCCTTCCAGTGTGTACCGCGTCTGTCAGGACGTGGTCGAGGTGGCCCGCCACCGGCGGTTGCCGCACAACAATCGTGACTATGTTGGTTCCGTTGTGAGTGAAATCAAGAACCGACTAGGATGCCCTGTAGCTAACGCGGCCAATTTATTGGTTGTTCGCCGCATGGGTAACAACATCATGATGAAGCACGGTTTGCGTCCCTCACACATCCGCAATGCCATTGAGTTGGTCATAGCTGGTGTGTTCGTTCCAGATGAAAATGACTTGCTTGGCGCTAAGGTCCTGGCGTCGGTCAGCGTGAGCTCATTGCGAGCTGAAGTTGCCGATGCTGGACCCAAGAACGCATGGAAGGAGTTAATTGCAAAGGTCTTCAACCCGTTTGCTCGCCGCGGCGCCAGTCGCGTGCGGGCTGGCGTGTGAGGGGGCCTTGGCGTGGTTGACGGTGTGAGTCACTCTACACATTTGAGTGACCCCAGACTGCACGTCAACCGACACGCTAAGGAGACAGTCAAAGCCCGTAGGTTATACTCTATTTCGGAGTTGTCTGGTAACCTCGACCTGGGCGTCAACAATGCAGACATCAGCACACTGGAGTGCGCCTTGCTGACACGAATGTATTATTGCAAAGTGGGTAGTGAGTACGTAGCTCCGCCTCCCGTGGACAAGGGTCTGTTCGCGGAGCGGTTGACTGAGTTTAAAACAGCGTTATTGGATAACATGCGAGAAACCACCAAGTTTTCCTTCAATCAAGTATTGGAGACGTACTCTGGTCGTAGACGTACAATATACGAAAATGCGATGCGAAAGTTAACCCAGATCGGTTTAAGTAGAAACGACGCCCGCTCCATCATCTTTGTTAAGATGGAGCTAGTCAACCCCGAGAAAGCACCACGTTGCATCCAACCTCGTGATCCAGCTTACAATCTATCGTTTGGTCGGTATATTAAGGCTGTTGAGCACAAGTTGTATGATGCTATCCGGCGCGTTTACGGGGATGGTCCCACAGTGATGAAAGGATTTAATGTTGATGAGATAGGAAACATTGCTCGTGGGAAATGGCGTAGTTTTAAGGACCCGGTGGCTATAGGATTAGATGCCACCAAATTTGACATGCATGTGTCGCCTGCCGCTCTAGCTTGGGAGCACAGTATATACACTTCGATCTTCCCTCGGGACAAGTTCTTGAAGAAATTACTGCGATGGCAAATGAACAATCGAGGTGCTGGGTATTGTGGAGACGGGAGTCTCAAGTATTCAGTCACTGGCAAGCGGTTCAGTGGTGACATGAACACCGGCTTAGGCAATTGCCTTTTGATGTGTGCTATGATTTATGCATACGCACGTAGTCGTGGAGTTAATGTCAAGTTACTCAACAACGGTGATGACTGTGTCGTGATTATGGAAAAATGCGACATGGGAAAGTTCAACGAAGGATTGGACGACTGGTTCATGGAGATGGGGTTTAGAATGGTGGCTGAGGAGCCGGTGTACGAGTTGCACCAGATTGAGTTCTGCCAAATGCACCCTATTGAGATTGGAGACTCTTGCCGAATGGTTAGAAACATCCGCTCTACACTCCGCAAAGATAGTCTGACGGTACATAGAGTCACGGACCCGGTTCACAGGGAGAAGTGGTGTACTGCAGTTGGTACTGGAGGGTTGTGGCTGACTGGGGGAGTCCCAGTGCTGCAAAACTTCTACCAAGCTTACCAGAGGATTGGTTGTATGCGTGCCAGTAACATGCTGGACGATCCAACCTTTGCCACTGGAATGAGGCTGATGTCGAAGGGCATGGCCGAGCACTTTCGCGAGCCAGACGCGTGGACCAGGGTACAGGTATATGAGGCGTGGGGTATTACACCCGATGAACAGGTGTGTCTCGAAGAGCATCTGAACACGTACGAGCTTGTCCCTGAAGAACCCGTCGATGAATTGTTCAATTATACGCCGCTGTTGAGGGAGTTCTTGCCGTAAAGGCCGGGGTATTCCCCTACAACATAACTGATTGAGAGAGAATGCCGAAAAATAATCGAAAATTGCGAGTGAAGATCGTGGCGAAGAAGGCCACGAATAAAAAGAATGAGGTCACTAGGCTTGGAGCTGCTTTACGCACCCTTGGTGGACTTGGCGGAGGAGCCGTTGGGTCACTATTTGGAGCGCCGACCACGGGTACGAGTTTTGGTACTGGTCTTGGTGCGGCTCTTAGTCGCTGGCTTGGTAGTGGTGACTACAAAGTGGCTAGCAATTCAGTGGTATCACAATCGCTGAAGGGCAATGCCAGCATACCGAGTATGCATGCAGAAGGACAGTCTGTCATTGTCCGACACAAAGAATTTGTGACAGAAGTGCGAGGAAACAGTTCCTTCATGGTGCGGGGATCCTACGACATCAACCCGGGGCGAGCGGAAACGTTCCCCTGGCTTGCCGGTGTCGCCGCTAGATTCCAAGAGTACAAGATTCGGGGTCTTGTGTGGCATTACGTTCCGACCAGTGGCACAGCGGTGACCGGTACCAACCCAGCGTTAGGTTCCGTGATGCTGCAAACGTCATACCGGTCGAACGATGTTCCACCAGCCAATAAGAATGAAGTACTCAACGAGTATTGGAGTAGTGAGGCGGTGCCTAGCGAGGCATTCTGCCATCCAATTGAGTGTGATCCGAAGGAAAATCCATTCAACATCCAGTACGTACGCACAGATGCGGTACCAGACGGGGACAGTAAATTGCTGTATGATCTTGGTACCACGCACTTATGTGTTTCGGGACAACAGACAAATGACACGGTCCTTGGGGACTTGTGGTGCACATACGAGATTGAGCTAAAGAAGCCCATTGTTTCTAGTAACGTCACGTCGGTCGCGCGATCGGCGGCCTTGGCGTACACGGGAACCATGGATCTGAATAGTTGGTTTAATGGAACTGAGGTTAACTTTGGTACATTGGCAGTCACTGCTAATGTTAAGACGATCTCGTTCCCAGCTCATCTAACAGGCCGGTTTTTAATACAGGTCACGTTGCTCGCAGCCACCAGTTTTACGGCTGCGGATCTCAGTGGAACGCCAGTCACCACCAACTGTAGTCTTTACACACTGCCGACAGGGGCAACGTACCACCGCACAGTCTTGGGCGGTGGCACGCCAACGGTGGGCATCGCCACGGTGACTTTTGCTGTGGAGATCTTGGACAAGTCAAGAACTGCGTCTGTCACGTGTCTCGGTACTTTCACCGGGGCGTGTACACGATCGATGGTCACTGTCACCCCATACCTCATGTAAAGAAAATCGCAAAATAAAAATCCAAAAGATAGGTCGCAAGACTACAAAAAGAAAATAAAACAAGAGAAACCGTGAGAAAATTGAAAAACTCCAGTTCCACCACAGTTGGCCGCTGTGGTCCTGGCATAAAAACAAAGTAGGATAGAGATGTATTGCCGGTCAGCTGAGATCGGGGGCACTGTTAAAAACGCTAGTAACGAAACGTGCTAGGGCCTGCAGTCAGTTAGTCACACGCCTCTGGGCGGGGAACACCACTTCATCTGAAGGGGCATAGGTGTTCTCTGGTTGTGCAAATTGAAACACTGATCCTTGGATCCTAGTGTAGTCAACCTCTCTTTTGAGGTGCC